GGAGTTTAATAACTTTGAGTGCTCGATAGTAGATCGCAGGGGTGCCGATATCTGGTGCAGGGCTCCTAGCGGTACTTTGTTTGGATTAGAGGTTAAGGCCTCTGCCTATAAGACTACGGGTGATCGATACCATACTTTTAGAATTACAAAAAAAGAAGCAGACCAGTTTATGCTGACCTGCTTAGATACGAATTTATTCAGAGTGTTTAGTCGAGAGAAGCTAACTGATCGTATGAGTAAGAATACGAGTTTTATGCTTCATATGAAGCCCGAGGAGTTCACTGAGGAGTTGATGTTAGACGATATCAGTAGGCTTAAGAGCTACTATTCCTAACACTACTCGATACCCAATATATATATATACCCTCGAGACCACAGCTCGATTATATCATATAAAGCGCACTTTGTAAATCCTCTTTCTTGACTTTGTTCATGTAACATGAGATAATATACAGATCCAGCATGATAAACCTAATCTACATTAGAGCCGCGATCGAGGCTAACACTGGTATACATCTAACTCTCGAAAAGACTAGGCAATATTTGCTTGAGGAGGGTTTGATTACTCAGAAACAAGCTGATGAAGAGGCGGTTATTTTTACTGGCTATGGTGACCTGTTCTTCGGGGATGTTCCTACAGCGGAAGTTGAGAAGCAGCTCGATGACAAAGAAGGATTGCCAGATCGTATAATCGCAGGATCCTAGGAGAGAATAATGGCGCATTGTGGAGCAGACGTAAAACCCACACAGAAACGTACACCTAAAATGTACGGTGGCGGTATGGCTATGAAGAAAAAGAAACCAGCTATGGGCTATGGCGGTATGGCTAAGAAGAAGCCGGCTATGGGTCATGGTGGCATGGCAAAGAAGAAAAAGTAATGTGGATCGGGGTTGTCTTGATTTGCATGTCTCCTGCGGATGTTAGAACGTGTGATGTCCTTGTGAGAACAACCGGAACATTCTTTACGGAAAGCTCTTGTAATGCTCAGGTAAAGGAAGACGTTCAAGGGATGTTGAATCAGAGACCCCTTTACGCCCGATATAAATGTTACGAGATTAGCAGCTCTGCATAGCGGGGTTGCTAACTTCGAATAAGTAAATCCCTTCTTAGGGTGATATAATTACCTCAGTAGTTGTTTAACGGAGGTAATTATGCTACAATATCTAAATAAAGTATTTAAAAAGGTGCAGATCGCCCAAGAGCGACGAGCAGCATATTTCATGCTCCAGCACCTTAGCGACAGACAGCTCAAAGATATGGGCGTTACTCGCGGGGAAATACGTCAGAAAGTTTACGAACTTTAACACTAAGCGTTCTGGGGGGAATAGCGGTGATTGCAGAGACAATAGCGGTCGTATCGGCTGCTAATGCCGCTATCGGTCAAGTAAAACAGTTGATCGGGCATGGTCGAGAGATAGGGTCTATGGGTAAGCAGCTGGGAGCGATCCTAACTGCCGAGGAAACCCTTAAGGCTCATGGGGATCGTAAGAAAGGTTCCCTTTTCTCTCGAGCATTAGGCAAAGACAGTGATAGTTTCGAAGAATTCCTAGAACTAGATAAGCTCAAGCAAGCTCGTAAGGAAATCGAGTCTCACATGCGCTTGTATGGAAGACCCGGGCTTTATGATGATTGGGTAAAATTCCAAGCTCAGGAGCGGGTTCGAAAGCGGGAAGAGGCTGAAGAGCAAGCTAAGGCCCGAGCATTCCTAATGGAAGTCTTTCAGTGGTGCATTGTAGTCGTAATCGTCCTAGGCGGATGTGCAGGGCTAATTTGGTGGGCGTGGCAGTTTAGATGACCCTTATATCCCACTTTCCTCTGCCTAATATGCCATTTCAGACGCATGTGAATGTGATCTTTGAGAGTGGTACAGGTGAGCAGGTAGAGAAGAAGGCTAGGTCTGGAGAAGCAGGTTCTGTGGAACCAATAGATGAGAATACGCCCGTCGAGAACCTTAAGCTCGTGGATCAAAGATACGCATATAACCCAGATCCTAATAAGCTGAGAATGCCCGATGGTCAGATTGTAGATTTCGTGGTGGCATAATGGCTAAGGTCGATAAATCCAAGATGAAATGCAACAAGCCCCGCCGCACATCAGGTGGATCTAAGAAGTTTGTTGTTAAGGCTTGTAAGGATGGGAAAGAGAAGATCGTCCGGTTCGGGGATCCTAATATGACCATCAAGAAGAACAATCCCAAGCGCCGTAAATCATTCCGAGCTCGCCATAAGTGCGACACAGCCAAGGATAAGTTTTCAGCGCGCTACTGGTCTTGCAAGAAATGGTGATCTGATGGCTGCTAAGAAGAAAAAAGCTGATGACGCTTGCGTCAGAAAAGTAAAGTCACGCTACAAGGTTTGGCCCAGCGCTTATGCATCCGGCGCCGTAGCTAAGTGTCGAAAAGTCGGCGCTAAGAATTGGGGCAACAAAAGCAAGAAGAAAAAATAATGGCAGTTCGTAAATCAAAAAAAGGTGCTGCCCTTAAGAAGTGGTTTAAGGAAGATTGGCGCGATGTGAAGACAGGTAAACCCTGCGGTCGCTCCGGTAAGAATGATAAGCGTAAAAGCTATCCCGCTTGTCGCCCAGCCTCTCAGGCTAAAAATAAGTCTGCAAAGAACGCAGCGAGCAAAAAAACAAGCTCTAAGCGTATAAGCTGGGGCAAAGCTAAATATAAAGGGTAGGATTACGATGGATGAACGTCTCTCGCGTATGGAGGACAAATTGGATCGATTGTCCGAAGCAGTAGTAGCAATGGCTAGGATGGAAGAGCGGATTTTGACCGTTTTTAAACGTCTTGAGCATATCGACGCTTCATTCAAGAAGTTTGATAACCGAATGGATGACATGGAGAAACAAGCAATTGCTAGAGGGCAGAAAATAGCCTTCGCAGAGCGCTTTTTCTGGATGGTTTGTACGGGAGCAGTAGGCCTAGCCTTTGTATATCTAAGATGACTGAAAAAAAGAAATTATCAGAGCGCCAACAGGTATTTATTGATGCCATAATGGGTGAAGCAGCCGGTGATATTCGAGCTGCTATGGATATCGCGGGATATTCTAAAAATACAACAATAAAAGAGGCTGTAGAGCCCGTCAAAGATGAGATTGTTGAAGTAGCACAGCTAATGATGGCTATGAACGCGCCTAAAGCTGCAGTTGGCTTAACAAACGTCATCACAGATCCTAGTGCTTTAGGTGCAAGGAACATAGTAGCCGCCGCTAAAGAAGTCTTAGACCGAGCAGGGGTAGCTAAAAGGGAAACAGTAGAAGTTAAAGGCCCAGAAGGTGGTATTTTTATACTTCCCCCAAAACAAGCTACTGAATGACACAAGATACAGATTTTCCTGACAAGCGCAGGGCAAATAGAACCGCTAGAATAGCCTATGGCTACAAACCAGCACCTGACGATCCGTGTATCCTAATACCGGACGAGGACATGGTAGAGTTCATAATTGGCGCGCTTGATCATATAGACAACGGTGGATCTCTCAGAGAGACCGCGGCATGGCTTACTCAAAAGACGGGTAAGTCTATATCGCATCAAGGTATCAACAAGATCTGGAAGGAGCGTAGAGGAGCTCTAGAAGGAAATAAGAGAGAGAAGCAACAGAAGAAGACTCGTAAAGCGAGGGCTCCTAAAACAGGCCCAGAAAAAGCTAAGGCTAAGATTAAGCGTAAAGCTGCGGATGCTAAACGAGTATTAACTCTGCAGAAAAAAAAACTAGAGCAGTGGGAAGATCCTCCAAAGCCAGATACGCCCAAATCGCCTAGGACGATAAGTGATAGCCTAGATTTTGAGGCCGCTCCTGCAGAAAAAGAGATTGTATTTGCCCCTAATCCCGGGCCTCAGACAGAGTTCCTATCAGCTAGTGAACGTGAGGTGTTATATGGAGGCGCAGCCGGAGGTGGAAAAACCTATAGTCTGATTGCAGACCCTATGAGGTACTTTTCCCACCCAGAATTTAATGGCCTGATTTTGCGTAAAACTACGGATGAGTTGCGTGAAATTATATGGAAAACACAAGAGTTATACCCAAAGGCTTTCAAGGGCGCCAAATGGCAAGAAAAGAAAAGTCAGTGGGTATTCCCAAGCGGAGCACGTTTGTGGCTCACTTACTTGGAGCGTGACGAAGATGTGTTGAGATACCAAGGGCAAGCGTTTAGCTATATAGCCTTTGATGAGCTCACCCAGCATCCTACGCCCTTCGCTTGGAACTATATGAGATCGAGGCTTCGGACAACAGCTCCAGACCTCCCGATCTTTCTCCGAGCCACTAGCAACCCCGGTGGCCCCGGTCATGGATGGGTTCGCAAGATGTTTGTGGATCCGGCGCCGGCAAATATACCCTTCACTGCAACTGATATCGATACTGGTGAAGAACTAAGATATCCAGACACACACCCCGACCGAGCTGGCAAGCCATTATTTCAGCGTAGGTTTATACCGGCATCCCTCTACGACAATCCTTACCTAGCTAACGATGGCGCATATGAAGCTAACTTGCTCTCTCTACCAGAGATGCAACGTAGACAGCTGCTAGAGGGTGATTGGGCAGTTGCTAGCGGAGCAGCCTTTACAGAATTTAGGACAAATACTCATGTCGTTGATCCCTTCGAAATCCCAGATACTTGGCGCAAATTTAGATCGGCAGACTACGGTTATAGCTCACACAGCGCTGTGCATTGGTACGCTATCGATCCTTCTTATAATACCCTCATTGTTTATCGCGAGCTGTATGTATCAAAGCATACAGGCAGAGATCTAGCTAAGGCGGTACTAGAGGCTGAGAATGGAGAAAAGCTCTCCTACGGCGTCCTAGATAGCTCCTGTTGGCATCAGCGCGGTCAGCTAGGCCCATCCATAGCCGAAGAGATGATTAGCCAAGGATGTAGATGGCGACCTTCTGATAGATCTAGAGGATCACGGGTAGCTGGTAAGAACAGATTACATGAGCTTCTAAAAGTAGATGAAGACACACAGATGCCCGGGATAGTGTTCTTTAATACTTGCAGACAAATTATTGCGGATCTCCCAACGATACCTAGCGATCCTAAAGGTACGGACGATATCGATCCTAGATACGCCTCAGATCACGCATACGACTCTATACGTTATGGAATTCAATCTCGACCCCGAGCCTTTAGCGCCTTCGATGATGGTCGCGGAATTCCACAACAACAATGGCAACCTTCAGATAACACGTTTGGATACTGATAATGGCATTAATGCAACCGCCCACCGATACCGTCACCGAAGATATGACTGATGAAGCAAACGTCATAGCTTTAGAAGAAGATGGTGATGTCGAACAAGAAAATAATGAATACTCTGGCATTGTCGGTTTTATCAATTCAGCCTTCCAAAGATCTAAGGATGCGCGCCTAACTGATGAAACACGATGGCTAGACAGCTACAGAAACTACCGTGGGATATATGGCCCAGAAGTACAATTCACAGACACAGAAAAATCTAAAGCATTTGTTAAGATAACTAAGACTAAAGTACTCGCTGCGTACAGTCAGATTATTGATGTACTGTTTGCTGGTAGTAAATTTCCAATTGGTATTGAGTCTCGTAAATTCCCTTCGAATGTAGCAGGGGAAGTAAGCTATGATCCTAATGCTCTGACTACCGATAAGGTCAAAGAAAAAACTGGTATGGATTATGAGGTTCCTCGTAATATTACCCGACCAGATATTGCTAAAGATCTAGGAATTTACTCAAATAAACTAAAACCTATTGAGGATGATCTCGAGCTTGGAGCTGGTACAAATCCCGGTTCTATTACATTCGAGCCAGCTAAAAAAGCTGCACAAAATCTAGAGAAAAAGATCCATGATCAGCTAGAGGAAACATCCGCTTCTAAACATCTTAGATCGATGTCTTTTGAGATGTCTCTGTTTGGAACTGGTATTCTTAAAGGGCCGTTTGCCTTCGATAAAGAGTATGCCAAATGGAATGCTGAAGGTGAATACGAACCTATCTTCGAAACTATCCCTAAAGTTGAGTACGTTTCTATCTGGGATTTCTATCCTGACCCTGATGCGCGCAATATGGAAGAGGCTGAGTTTACCGTACAAAGACATAGGCTAAACCGCACTCAGATGCGCCAGCTTAAGAACCGCCCTCACTTCAGAGAGGAGAGTATCGAGCTCGCTATCGATATGGGATCCTCATACATGCGTGAATACTGGGAAGATACCTTAGAGGATTCTCAGAATAAGTCGGACGTAGATCGTTACGAGATCTTAGAATATTGGGGCGTAATAGATAGTGAGTTGGCTCTCGAGGCCGATATGGAGATTCCTACAGAGCTAGAAGAACGAGACCAGATTCAAATCAATGCTTGGATATGTAATGGTCAGATCCTACGCCTAGTATTAAATCCATTTACACCAGTACGCATTCCCTACTCATCCGTACCTTATGAGGCAAATCCCTATAGCTTCTTTGGGATCGGAGTAGCTGAAAACATGGCAGACACACAGCTGCTCATGAACGGATCCTATAGGATGGCGATCGATAATGCCGCGCTCTCAGGAAACCTACTAATTGAGATTGATGAGACGAACTTGGTTCCGGGCCAAGACATGTCTGTATACCCGGGCAAGGTGTTCCGGAGACAGAGTGGAGCCCCGGGTCAGGCCATCTACGGCACAAAATTTCCGAATGTTTCTCAAGAACTTATGATGATGTTTGATAAGTCTCGGCAGCTTGCTGATGAAGCTACCGGCATTCCATCATACTCTCACGGCAGCACCGGAATTATGGGTGTGGGGCGAACAGCCTCCGGTATGAGTATGTTAATGGGTGCAGCGCAACAGGCGATTAAAACTGTTGTAAGAAACATCGATGATTATCTTCTTAGTCCATTAGGTAAGGCACTGTTTAGCTTTAATATGCAGTTTAACTTTGACCCTCAGTTTATTGGGGATCTAGAGGTTATACCTCGCGGAACAGAGAGCTTGATGCGGAATGAAGTTCGCAGCCAGCGCCTACTTCAGTTTATGCAAATGACTCAGAACCAGCAAATGGCTCCGTTTGTTAAATATGATTACATTCTGAGAGAGCTAGCAGCATCTATGGATCTTGATGAGGATGGCATCCTTAACGATCCTAGAGAAGCTATGATCCAAGCTAAAATGATGGCTGAGATTCAATCAATGATGCCTCAACCTGATCCGGCAGCACAACCTCCGGAAGGAGGGGCTCCTAACCCAGATGATCCTACAGGTACTGGTGGAGGTAATATAGCTCCCGGGTCTGCTCCTGAGCCAGATGCACAAGGTTTCACAGGATCTGGTGGTGGAGACAATGGAGGACAGCAACCTCAAGAAGCGCAGCCTCCTGCACAACCTCCGGT